GCTACTGGTTATAAGATAATTCCATTTACATCTAATCCTGATCCAGGCTTCGGAGTTACGATTATTGGGTCATCTGTAGTAGGGTCAATGTTATCTATTGATACTTCCTACAACGGTGTCAGTACCTCAATAAATAATAAGACATATCAACTTGGTATGAGTTTCAGTGCTGGTATATCATCAGCAGAATTTAATACTAAGTCAGGTGAAATAATCTATATTGATAATAGGACTGCGATCCCCAGATCAGCAAGTCAAAAAGAAGACATCAAAATAGTGCTGGAGTTTTAAAAGCAAATGCCACAGAATACCAACTTAAATTCATCTCCGTACTTTGATGATTTTGAAGAACTAAAAAATTATCAGAGAGTACTATTCAAACCAGGCTTACCCATACAGTCTAGGGAACTTACTACACTTCAATCTATCCTACAAAATCAGATTGAAAAGTTTGGTAAGCATTTCTTTAAAGAGGGTTCTGTTGTAATTCCTGGCCAGATTGCTTATGATTCAGATTACACTGCTGTACAAATTGATGATACACACTTAGGTATTCCTGTATCTCTTTACTTGCAGAATCTGATAGGAAAGAAGATTAAAGGTGAAACTAGTGGTGTTACTGCTAAGGTAGAAAATTTTATTACAAACAGAGAGTCTGCTAAAGGTGCATATACTCTATACATCAAGTATCAAAGTTCTAGTGATACTGATTTCTCCAGAGTAATCTTTGCAGATGGTGAAAATTTACTCTTAGAAGAAGATTTAAACTATTCTCTCTCTAGTATCAGATCTGGTGCTAGTTTTGCAACAACAATTATATCTAATTCAACAGCTACTGGTGCAGCTGCAAAGATTGCTCAAGGTGTTTATTTCATCAGAGGATTTTTTGTAACTGTTGCTGACTCTACAGTTATCCTAGATCAGTATAGTAACTCACCTTCATATAGAGTTGGATTGTTAGTCAAAGAAGAGTTAGTCACTGCTTCTGCATCTGACAACGATCTATATGATAATGCAAGAGGATTCTCAAACTTTGCAGCGCCTGGTGCTGATAGATTCAAATTATCTACAACTTTAATCAAGAAGTCTCTTACAGATTTGAATGATGAGAACTTTGTAGAATTGATGAGAATTCAAAATGGTGAATTACAAAAGTTCGTTAAAGAATCAAATTACAACTTAATCCGTGATGAGTTGGCTAAGAGAACATTTGATGAATCAGGACACTACTATGTAAATCCATTTTCTATCTCAACTAAAGAATGTTTGAACAACAGAGTTGGTAATGATGGTGCTTTTTATTCAAATCAATTAACTCAACAGGGTAACGTTCCTACAGATGACTTGATGACCTTGAACATAGGGCCAGGAAAGGCATATGTGAAAGGATATGAAGTAGAAACAATTAGTACTACATCTCTAGATGTAGAAAAACCAAGAACCACTGATAGAGTTTTCAATGAATCTATACCGTTTAGTCTTGGAAGACAAATAGAACTCAATCATGTTAGCGGTTCACCCCCTATTGGAATAGGCACAGACTCATATGTAAACCTCTTCAACAAAAGAACCGTAACTGTTGGTGAAGGTAACGGTGAACAGATTGGTGTCGCTAGATTATATGATATCAAGGTAAAGAATGTTGGATATGCTAATTCAGCAACAGTCTTTGAATCATCTCTCTATGACATTCAGACATTTACATATCTCCAAGTAAACACAGGAACCAGTGTAAGTATTCCAGCATACATTGAAGGAAAGAACAGTGGTGCTGTAGGTTATGCCTTTACGTCTGCAAATAATTCTAATCAGTTAGTACTATATCAAACAAATGGTCAATTCCAGAAAGGTGAACAATTAGAAATCAATGGCGTTGATGTTTCTAGAACTATTACAAATGTTGAAGATTATGGTATTGATGATGTAAAACAAATTGTAGGAAATGATCCTACTAATTTTAAATTCAGTGCCGATCCAGTATTAAATTTGGGTCATTTGATTGCTCCTATTGCAACACAGTTCACTGTAAGTGCAAAGTCTGGTGGTGCATCTACAATTACTTCTCCTAGTGCAAACTTTGGTAGTGCTGGAATCAAAACTGGAGACATCATTCAATACAGTGTAGCTGGTAATAATGTTCCAACATTTAACCGTGTTACTGGTCAGAACTCTACAAGCATCACTCTTGAAGCAGTTTCTGATGTTGCAGATGTCAACTCAGGTTCTTTACCATCAGCTGACGTTAATGTAAATGATTTATTTAAGGTTACGTTGGAAGTTAAGAATAATTCTACTGCATTTTTATTCAGTGAATTAACTAGACCTAACGTTGCAAGTGTAGATACAAATGGTGCAAATCTTATATTCAGAAAGTCATATTCAATCACTGTTGCTAATAATGCATTTAGTGGAACATTAGAAACAGATGCTGACTTAAACTTAGAACCATTTGATGAAGAAGATTACAACTTATCATTCAAAACAACTGGTGTTGTAGAAAATCTAACAGATCAAAAACTTACAGTTAGTGGAAGAACAGTAACTCTATCTGGATTATCTGTTGCATCTGGTGCTGCAGTTTTAACAGTTACTTGGAAGAAAGTAAATGTAAAACCAAAATCAAAAATATTAAACAGAGCTACAACTTATACAATTAACAAGTCCGCAAAAACCCAGTCAGGCACTGGATTAATGAAGTTAAATGACGGACTAACTTATGATGGAGTCTATGGTAATCGAGTACAAGACAAGAGAATATCATTAGGCGTTTGTGATGTTGCTTATGTTCTTGCCATCTTAGAATCTTCAACTACTGATGATCCTCAGTTACCTATTCTCCAACTTACTGGTTTGAACACAAATATTCTTAACGCTTTACAGGGTGAGAATATAGTTGGTAAAAACTCTGGTGCATCTGCTGTATTTGTATCTACAAATGGATCTAACGAAGTTAACTTTGTTTATCAAAATGAAAATACATTTGAAGTTGGTGAAGAAGTTACTTTTGAAGAAACAAATGTACAGGGTGTAGTTCAGACATTTATTCCTGGCGACAAAGATATTCAGAATGACTTTGAGTTTGATCCTGGCCAAGAATTAGATTATGTTGACTTCTCTTATCTTGTTAGAAGACAGGGAACAGAAGCTCCTACAAGAAGAATTACTGTCATTTACAATAACTATGTAATTGATGCTTCAGATCCAGGCGATTTTGTGACTGTGAACTCATATGACTCTAAGTTATACAAAGATAGTTTACCCTCTGTTGCTGGAAGATATGCTTCTGATATTATTGATTTAAGACCAAGAGTAACCAGTGTTATTGCAAGTAGATCTCCTGGCGAGTTCTTTGCAAGACAATTTGAGTCTGGTACATCTTCTACATCACATATCATTGCACAAGACAAATCATTTAACATTTCATATGATTACTACCTTGGTAGAATAGACAAACTTTTCCTAAGTAAAGAAGGTCTTTTCTCTCTACTAAAGGGAGCACCAGCAATTTATCCAAAACTACCAAACACTATAGACAATGCATTGGAAGTGGCTACTATTGAGATGCCACCTTATGTTTACAATACTGATGATGTTAAATTAACTATTGCTAAACATAAACGATTCCGAATGAAGGATATCGCTACGATTGAGAATAGAGTTAAGAACATTGAATACTACACATCATTATCTCTACTTGAGGTAGAGACAACTAACATGTCTCTTCGTGATCCACAGACTAATCTTGATAGATTCAAGTCTGGGTTCTTTGTGGATAACTTTAAATCAGTAACTTCTGGTGATGTTACAAACAGATCATTTAAGGCATCTATTGATTCTACTGAGGGAAGATTAAGACCACAACACTATACGACTTCTATCGATCTATTACTTGGATCAGAAGCTATCGTTGGTGCTGCGACATCATCCAATCCATCAGCAGATTACAGATTTGCAGGCGACTTAGGAGACTCTAACGTTAGAAGAGTTGGTGATGTTGTATGTTTGAATTATGATGATAATATTTTCCTAGAAAATAAATTTGCTACTAGAATTGTCAATGTAAACCCATTTGCTGTTGTAAACTGGATTGGACAGGTAGAATTAAACCCTGCTACTGATACATGGATTGAAACCAGAAGAACTGCAGCAACATATGACATTGAGGGAAGCTTTGAATCAATGATGGGAATGACTGGCGCTGATAGTAATACTGGTCTTTCACCTATTGATTGGGGTGGTTGGGAAACAACATGGACAGGAAAGAGCACTACTTTAGGGCCTCAAACGAGAATGGATGTATCATCAGAAGTTCTCAGTAGAACAGTTCAACATCATGGCCCATTTGTAGGCCCTCGTAGAGGTGGTATTCCCATCACTACAACTACACAACTCTTGGAGAGAAGAGATGTATTCAGAACTGAAACTACAGTTACTAGAAGCAATCAGACTAGAGAGGGTATTCAATTTAGAGTTGGTGAGAGGTTTGATACTACAAGTTTAGGTGACAAGGTTGTAAACACCGAAGTTGTAGCTACAATGCGATCAAGAAATATTGAGTTTGTATGTAGAAGACTTAAGCCAAATACAAGACTATATCCATTCTTTGACAATATTGACATGGCAAGATTTGTTGTGCCTAAACTTGTCGAAGTTACAATGGTATCTGGTACGTTCGGTGCTGGTGAAATTGTGGAAGGAAGTCGTCCTAATTCAAATAATGACGCCATCAGATTTAGATTGGCAAATCAAAACCACAAATATGGCCCATATAATGCACCATCACAAACATATAAACAGAATCCATACGAACCATCTTCTGCCATATCATCCACATATTCATCAACAACTACAATTTTAAATGTTGATACTGCATCTTTAGAACTTCAAGCTGCATCTGGATTCTATGGATATATTACCACTGGAATGAAATTGATTGGACAATCTAGTGGTGCTATTGCAACTGTAACTAATATTAGACTTATTACCGACAAGGCAGGAGTTCTCATTGGATCTCTATTCTTACCAGATCCTACTGTTCCTTCAGCACCAACATTCAATACTGGTACTAAGACATTTACATTATCATCTAGTTCTACTAACCAAACTATTTCTGGATTTACAGACAGTGAAGGTTCAGCTAACTTTACTGCTTCTGGAACTTTACAGACAGTTGAAGCATCTACTCTTAGAACAAGAAATGCAGATGTTCAAAGAATACCACAATCTGATTCTAGACAAATATCTAGCACAGATACAAGAGAGGTAGTATCTACTTCGTTCAATCAAAGAACCACTCGTCAGACAAGATGGGTTGACCCTCTTGCACAATCATTTGAAGTTCCAGATATTAATGGTGTCTATCTGACTAAATGTGACGTTTATTTCTCAGCGAAAGATACAAACGAACTACCTGTTACACTTCAAGTAAGAACATTACAAACTGGTCTACCTACTCAAGAAATCTTACCATTTGGTGAGTGTATTCTTGATCCAGATGAAGTTGTATTATCAGATGATGGATCTAAACCAACGACATTTACCTTCCCATCGCCTGTGTATTGTGAAGGTGGAGGAGAGTTTGCACTTGTTCTTCTATCCGCATCTAACGAATACTTTGTTTACATCTCTAGGATGGGCGAAGAGGATATCACGACGGTTAATGCTGCAGATTCTGAGAAGATCATTGTGTCTCAACAACCTCTACTTGGTTCATTGTTCAAATCACAGAACGGTGCTACATGGGATCCTAGTCAGTTAGAGGATTTAAAATTCAATCTGTATAGAGCAGAATTTACTGCAAATTCTGGTACTGTTAACTTCTACAATCCAGATTTAGACATTGGAAATAGACAGATTGTTTCTCTCGTTCCTAATCCAATAGACATGATTTCATACAACGCTGTTGTAGGATTGGCAAAGAGTTTAACATCAGCTGAACAAACTGGTTTAGCAGAAGGAACAACAATATATCAGCAATCAAATCCAAACTTCAAAGCAAACTTAAATAAACTTCTTGGTGCAATTGGTATTGGTAGTAATCTAACAATTACAGATTCTGGTACTGGATTTGCTACCACATCTGTTGTTTACTCCAACATACCTCTAGTATCAAAATTTGGTAGAGGAACTGGTGCAACCGTAAACTTGACTGTAAATGGTGGAGTGGGTGTTGCAGCGACAGTTGCTATCGGTGGAACTGGATATGCAGCTGGTGATGTATTAACAGTGTCTCCATCAAATACTGGTGGTTTTGGAAAGGATCTTCAACTAACTATTCCTAACAATGTTGGTGTCATAAGTGCCTTCAATACGTTAGTCTTGAACAATATTCAAGGTGTACCTAAAGTAGATTCATCTTCCGCAATCATATACGTTAGTGGCGGTGGAACAAACGTTGTAAACGGTGCGTCTATTAGTTACTTACAAAATATAGCTGATGGATTACATTTCCGTGTAAGACATAATAATCATGGTATGTATTCTCCATTAGATCAGGTTACTCTTTCTGGAGTAGAACCTGATGTAAAACCTGAGAAATTAACTGCTACAATAGATTCTTCAAGCACAAGTGATATCACAGTAACAGCTGTCGGTATATTCACTTCCTTCGAGGGTGTGGAAGTTAACACCACAAACCCAGGCTATGCAAAACTTGGAAATGAGATTATCAGATATACTGGTGTAACCACCTCATCATCATCATTGAACAACATCACAAGATCCATAGATGAAACTAAAGCTGGTGATTACAACATCAATGATAAGATTTTCAAGTATGAAATGAATAGCATATCTTTGAGAAGAATCAATACATCTCATAAGATGTCTGATACAGACTCCTCAGTATATCCAGTAGATGTAGATCATTACTGGTTGAAGGTTGGTATTTCTAGTCGTGGAATAGACAGAGCAACTGGAAACTCTAGTGGATTACCAGAATTATTCTTCAAAGAAACTAAGTCTGGTGGTAGTTATGATCAACAGTATGTACAAGTTGGAACACCATACGGGCCAATGGCAACACAGAATATTGCGTTCAATATTGTCAGACCTAATGTTGCTACTCTGCTCCCTGATGGAACAGATATATCAGGTAGAATGAGAACATTTACTGGTAATAGTCCTGATGGAAGTTTGAGTGCATTTGTGGATCAGGGATTTGAAAGTATATCTCTAAACAGCAATAACATTTTACCTACTCCTAGAATTATTGCATCTAAAACAAATGAATTAGATAAGTTGGTTGATTTCCCTGGCAGAAAATCATTCACACTACAGGCTTTCTTAACCACACAGGATACAAAAGTCAGTCCTATGATTGACTTGGATAGAGTTAATATGGTTACTGTAATGGATAGACTTAACTCTAAAGTTACAGATTATGCTACAGATCCTAGAGTCAATTCTCTTGACGGTGATCCCAGTGCAGCAATCTATCTTTCTAAGGTAGTGTCTCTTGAGAAGGCCGCAGATGGTTTAAAAGTTATGTTTGATGCCTATAGGCACTCTACTAATGATATTAGAGTATTGTACAGGGTATTCAGAATTGATGCTCCACCACAATATCAATTGTTTGAACTATTCCCTGGCTTTGATAACCTAGATTCTAATGGTGTTATAATTGACCCAGCTAAGAATAATGGTAAACCAGACAGAAGAATCTTAGCTTCTCAAACAGAACAGGATTATAAAGAATATGAGTTCAATATAAAGGATCTACCACAATTCAACGGATTCCAAATTAAAATTATTATGTCAGGAACTAACTTTGCTTATGTTCCTAAGATTCGTGATCTAAGAGCTATCGCATCTATCTAATGAAAAAAGTAAAAGTGAAAGACAGCAATTCTCTTTATAGAGATGAAGAGAGTGGTGCGATATTGAATTGTAATGATGCTGCATATGATAACTACCTCAAAATGAAAGAAAACAAGTTGAAAGAGGTAAGTGAAATGGATAAATTAAAGGATGATGTTGATGAACTCAAGGATATGATGAAGCTAATTTTAAGTAAATTAGATAAATAACTAAAACTCCCTCTTGAAAGATGACAGCTAGGAACATCAATTTAGTTTTAGATCAAGGTGTAGATTTTGAAGCAACTTTCACTGTCAGAAATGAAGATTCAAGTTCTTTAAACTTAACTGGATACACTGGAGAAGCTAAAATAAAGAAACATCCAGAGGCAACAAAGTTCAATTCTTTTGTTGTGTCATTTCCGAATAGAGTTAATGGACAGATAAAAGTAGCGTTGGCATCGACCATCACATCTACAATAGAAGGAGGAAGATATGTATATGATTTGGTTTTGACCTCACCCAATGCATACAAAACCAGACCTATACAAGGAAATGTTCTCGTAATACCAGGCGTAACATAATGGCAGATTACTTAGTAACCCTTAACGAACCTGGCAGATATAATGTCGGTGTAGACTATGAGATTCCCTCTAAGTCTATTCAATATGGGAACATATTGATTGGAAAGACTCCAGCACAAGATGGATCTGAAACCACATTTTCGTTAAATGATCAAGGAGAATCTTACTCTCCTAACAACAACCAACAACTTATTGTAACCAAGAATGGTCTTTTCTTAGACCCTGCAAATGATTACAATATATCTGGGGATAAGATTGTTTTTACAACTGCCCCAACAAGTACAGATGACATAGTTATTATTGCTCTTGCTGCAGCTGCAGACTTGACACGAACTGTCAACTATGTTATCGATAGTGGAAGTCTTCCAATGCAAACTGGAGACAAAGGTAAGTTAACCATAGACGTTACTGGAGTTATAGAAAATATCAGAGTCTTATCCGATCAGACTGGCGATATTGTATTTGAAATAGAAAAAACAACTTTCGCAAATTATCCTAATTTTTCTACCATGACTGGCGGAAATAAAGTTCAACTTACCAATACTGATAAATACTTTGATGATGTCCTAAATAATTGGACATCCACGATTGTAGCGGGTGATATTCTCCGTTTCAACGTGATAAGCGTGAACAATATTAGAAGGATACTAATCTCTCTAAAATTAAAATTATAAATAAAGATAGTTCTTAGTTCAACTAGACCCCTAGAGGTAGTTTTTCAATGGCATTACTCGTTCCTAATATTGGTGAAATTGAGTCGCTACGTTATCTGATTGCTCAGAATAACTTTGTCGCAGATTTAGAAGATACATCACCGCGAAATCTTGTATTAAAACTTTTTACAAGTAACACAACTCCTGCCGAGGGGGATGTTCCGTCTGCAACAGCATACTATGAACCATATATTGACGGAAACGTTAATGGTTACGGTACAACTGCAAACACTGGTTATCCAGTTTGTGTTAACAATAGATCAGACCAAGATTATAACCAGCAGTATGGTATCTTGTTAAACGGATCTAGATGGGTAATTAAGAACGTTGGTAGTGGTACAACTGCTACATATCCAGAACAAACTTTCACTTTCACAGGGCCTGCTGGTAACATCTACGGTTACTATGTGACTCGTGCAAACAATATGCCTGTATCAGTACAGGGTGTTGTTCATGGTGCAAGTGTTGGTATTGGAACTACAGTTACTAAAGGAAATAACACCGACCCATGTATCGGTATTGTTGGTAACTCTTACATTCAGATTGACCCACAAGTTAGCATGGATGATCTAACTCTTGGACAATTTGTTGCTGGTAACGCTGGTGTTCAAACGGGCACGAAGATTATCGGTATTGACCGAGCGTATTACACGGTCTACATAGACAAACCTCTGATTGATAACATACAGGTCGCGACTGACCCATCAGTTACATTCAGTTTCGGTAAAATTTCGTTTACTAACCACGGACTTAGATCTGGAGACATCCTCTATGTTAACGCTGGTACTGGTAACACAACTCTTGAATCTAATGTTTACACTGTATTTGACGTACCAAACGCAGATGAGTTTGTAACAACTCCATCTCTGACTGCTACATCAAACGGTAATCTTGGGTTAAACACTGCGACTCTCTACAGTTCAATTATGTACGCTGAGAGATTCACAAACGGCCCATACAACATTCAGAACAACGGAGACCAAATCAAGATTACTCTAAACGTCGCACTCGACTAATAGAAACACTAAATATCAATATGTGGACTCTGCTTTATTATAAAGGCAGGGTCTTTTTATTCGGAGAACTCATTGACAGTATTCGTCTATGACAATGCGAAGATAGACGTATTCACTACATTTGACGGTGGAGATATCACCGTGGGATCTAGTGAGAATATTGACTATGGCGATATTATAGACAATGTAGAACCCGAAAGAGACGAGAATTTTTTCTTTGTAAATGACCACGGACTCATTACTGCTACAGCAGATGTTCTTCCGTTTGGCCCAATAGAAGTAGTAGATGGAAGAGATGAGTTCGGTAGATCTAGATCTCAATGGATTCCAGAGAACGCAAATACTGTACTGTTTGATATAAATGATGCAGCACTAACTAACCCTGTTAGACCTTGGGTTGGTTCTGGTACACTTCATGAATTTGGTAACGGTCTTGAAAGAGTCGTCATACCAGATCTCGGAGCGGCAGGGCCTGTTATCTTCATCCCATCTGGGACTGCAAACGAATCTATATCAAGAGCAAACTACGATGGTTCTGGTGCAATTGCCAAGTCTGGCCTATCAGTAACCGATCTAGACCAAGTTTATCCTTACGCTGGTGAAGGCACTGTATCCTTAACTGGAACACAGCAAACTCCCTACTTTGAAGCCTACTTACCAGTTATTAAGAACGCCTTTAGAGCTAAAGGTGGTAATACAAGACTATTTGATGTTGAGAGAGTTATATACAATTACGCCAGAAGTGTTTCTGACGTATTCGAGAAAGAAGATAACGGCACAATTACAGTTAGAGAAGGAGCATCCTTCGATGATCTCGATGTTACATTCGATGAGGTTATCACGGATGTTCTTGGCAAACAGAGATCATTCTCTGATGAAGATCAGGTAGCATTTGAGAGTTACGGAAATATTGTAGATACACCTACATCTGCTGAAGATTACGGTATAATAGAACAACAACTACAAGGTGGAATATTCCTTGACGAATATCAGGCAACCTTTGTCAAAGGCAACGATGCCATTGTCAGAGGATATC